ATCATTCACAATATCCTCATGAATTACATTGCAATTACAAATATAAGACGTTTTTGGCATATATTCACCTCCAAATAATAATAGTCGAACAACTACTCAACTATTATTATACTTATTTTTAAATTTATGTCAATAAGCTGATGTTAGTTCCCCATAAATTTTACAATTAAAACCAGCTCTTTATTCTTTTCTTTATCACATCTCATTTCTGGATTAAACGCTTATTTTAATTATCAGATTTTTCCTTCTAATCTATATTCTTAAGGTTCCAGTTGACTCATTTGATCCCAAGTGCCTTAAGATTTCCAACCTGTTACATTGAAATCCATCTTTAAGTTCCATTATAATGATTCTATTAATTCGCCATATAACCACCTACTTAGCCATTACTTCAAAATGATTTAAATTCCATTATGATTCTATTAATTCATCAGATGGTATCAAAGAATGTACATGTAAGACGTGATTTAAATTCCATTATGATTCTATTAATTCAGCAGTTTGGATTGATTGCAATGAGATTATTTCAATTTATTTAAATTCCATTATGATTCTATTAATTCCCATTTGGCATGGCCAGCTCCAATACCCTTAGCAAAATTTAAATTCCATTATGATTCTATTAATTCAGTAGACCGTCTGATATATCGGACTACATCGTAAAAGATTTAAATTCCGGTAGAAAGGAGGTACTTACATATGCATGTACAAGAAATTTAAATTCCATTATGATTCTATTAATTCTATGGTGCTGATTGATTCTGATAGGCTAATGGAAAGATTTAAATTCCATTATGATTCTATTAATTCGACTGCGATCCACAGGGAAATGCAAGCTATTTTTAATTTAAATTCCATTATGATTCTATTAATTCTATATCCAAGCGTTATGATAGATAATTTATATCCAGTATTTAAATTCCATTATGATTCTATTAATTCCTAATCAAAATAATAACAATAATCATCTTCATTCATTTAAATTCCATTATGATTCTATTAATTCCTTAGTTGCATCTGGTTAATTATGGATATGTTTTAATTTAAATTCCATTATGATTCTATTAATTCCGGATGCCAGAACAGAAGCTGACAAAAAGACGACCGCATTTAAATTCCATTATGATTCTATTAATTCTACATTTGAAGATAAAGGACACAGAAGCATTTCAATTTAAATTCCATTATGATTCTATTAATTCCCGTCCCAAAATCATCCCCTTATTTAAGCCAAAAAACGTCTCTATTTTGTCGACCTCTTCAAAATTCAACATTTCTTTCTTGTCCCTAATCATATATTTCTGTAACACCTCCTATTTTAGGCGTTTTCGCCTTCTGTCGATCCCCTATATTTTTTGCACTATCATGGGTCGACAGAAACCCCTAATTTTTCAAGTTGATTTTGTTCGACACATTCTATTATGAAACTTATTTGCTAAATATGCAAGTTAAATACACGCATTCATTATATATACTTTTCGAGCAAACACTATACAGTCATATATGCATCAAATATCACCGTCTGAATAATCCAATTTATCGTCATTTTTATAAAAGTCATGCCCACGCGAGAAAATTTCCGTGGGCATGACGTGGGCACAGCTATTTTTAGGCTTATTTTCAAAAAAATAAAAATTAGGCACTTTTATGCAAAATGCCTAATTTTTATCATGCGTTTCTATGAATTTTTGTGTAATTCCTTAGAATTTACCTGCTTTAGCAGCTTCCTCGATGTAAGCTTAAAAGTACGAGTTTATGCGGTTTGTTTGGTGTGCTTATAGCAATAATGTAGAAATAGTTTAATTCCTACAACGTTTATTTTTGGTTTTCAAATTTATCAAAAGTCATTCTATATTTTTATAATAACTTACATCATACCTGAAAGCAATCCTTTATTAATTCTTTCTGTTAGAATATAAGGCTGCACAAGTTTTTTTGCCACAGTATGTTCCTGTTGTTCTCCATCCTAATTGCTTCCAATATCTCTTGAGCTGTGCTGTGGTCATTCTTCCCCAGATTCCATCCACTTCAATGTTAGTTCCAGAAGTCAGTGAATTTAGTTTCTTCTGCATCCACTTGATTGCTCCTTTGTCGGATGTCTTCTTTACTGCAGTGTACTTTTCCGGGTCATAATCTGGTCTTGCAAATCCACGGATCACACTCTTGCTCCTTGTTCTTCTCATGACTACTCCACCATTATCGTCGCTACTCCTTGATGTATTTCCTTCGATCGTTGTATATGTACCGTCTGAATTTGCTTTTTCAACAATACCAATGTGAGATGCTCTACCTTTTCCAAAATCCATCAGACAAAGATCTCCTGCCTGTCCAGTGGAGTGCCAACGATCATGTTTTTTATAATAGTTTTCTACGTCTGGGCAGTATGCTGTCTTTTTACCGCCAAAGAACAAATCTGATGCATCACACATCTTAAAAATATCCCATACAAATGTACAGCACCAAGGATAGCTTGATCCAGATACCACTCTTCCATAATAATCGTTATTGAATTTGACTTTGTTACTGTTTGCTGGATTTTCTTTTGTTCCGAGATAACTTACTGCCTTTTTAATAATTGTACTTGCTTTTGCCATTTTATTTTTCCTCCTAATCTGGTAATTCTTCTGTCATATCTTCTAAAAACTTCTGTATGTAATTTCTAACTCTTACCGGTACTGGTAAGCCACATAATGCTGCATTTTTTAAAATACTGACTGCCTCATATAATCCGTCCATAAGTGCAAAAAATTCTGACAATCCTAACTTTTCCACTCCCAGGAACTGTACATACTGTTGGGGTACAAGACTTAATACGTTAATGTGTGCTATCATATCAATTCCCATCAAAAAACAAATCGATATCAGCATCGTGACCTTTCTGATTGCTCCGTCAATTCCAACACAACTGTTGAATTTATGTTCTTTGATTGCTCTGCATGATCCTAAGACCGTATCTAGGCAGACTTCAATCATCACAATTCTGAAAAACATATTGTTGCTTAGTAACATAATAAATTCTTTCATCATTTAAATCTTCCTTTCTTCTTATTATATTTGCGCATAAAAATAGGGCCCATAGAGGTCCTGCTCTGATTTCCATATTCTCTTTCATTCTATTCTTCTACCTCTGCATCCTGAATCTCATAAAACTTATTTGTGAACTCTGCAATATCTTTTCTGATCTGCACTTTATTCGCTTTGTAAAGATCGCGATCCTGGATTGTCTGGTTTACATTATCATTACCTGCTCCGTCTGATGTTACATTTGCGGATAAATAAACTACCTGTTTATCTACATCCCCATCCTTTACTGTGATTGTTCCTGTAAGTGTTGTGCTTTTCTTTGTTTCTAACATAGTTATGCTCCTTTCATTTTGCATAAATATAGGCATCAGCGATTAAGCCAATGCCTAAGTTAATTGTTTTATTGTTTTTTCTGCCTGCAATAATCTTATCTGCAGATCATTGATGATTGCTTCTTGCATGTCAATTCGACCTGCTTGATATATTAAATCTTTTCTGGTCTTTTGGATCATAAAGGTGTTTGCTCCGATCAATTCATCATATGCTAATGTGTAAACTTCAGTCATGTTATTTTCGCCATATGTTTTTTCGGCATACTCTGGGTCTATATGGTGCGTTGCACATATTCCAAATTGTTCATTGTGAGATTTCCCATAATCGTTCAAAACACTATTTACATTCTGTGCCTTGAAACCTATGTGATAGGAAATGTCGGTGTCATCTTTGAATCTATACTTAATCGGTTCCAATTGCATATAACTTTTAATGAAATCATCGTCAAAATGTCGAAAATCTTTCTTGATTCTTTCGTCAGAGCTGTTACGGAATCCTTTTCTGGAGCTAACTCCTGATGTTTCTATATACATCATTCCAGAGCCTGAGTCATTATTTACATAGAATGCATGATATCCAGCATAATAGTAAACATTGTTTGTATTATTATAGTTTCCACAACTTATATATGCATCATTTCTATCTCTCCATGTATAATGTCCACCAGAAGCATTATAAATCCAACCACCTGCAATAAAATCCGTTGCATATAAATTTCGATAACATTCAACACCATCAGAAACAGATTTTAAATAATAATCTCCGCCAATACCAAATTTAAACCATGTTGAGTAAATATTTGTATCATTCGCTGTACCTTGGACCGATAAGTGTCCATCAACAAGCCATGCAGTATCTCCTGCATCGCCAATATTACCAGTTTTTATATTTCCATAAATAGTTGCATTTTCAGCCACAAAACTTCCATCGTAACCAACTCTAAAAGGAGCAGAATTGCTATCTTCAGCGCCAGCCCAGAAAGCCTGATTTCCGCCAATACCAGATGCATTGCTTCCGCTGTTTGTCATCAGATATGTTGACGTAATATCATAGCGGCCAATCTTACCTTCCGTAGCTGTAATCTGTCCACTAAACGTACCAGTCGCACCTATCAAGTTTGCACCTGTTATCGTGCCTGTTGCGGTGATATCTTTGGCAAATATACTATTAACGTCGATTTTGTCTGCTGTAATGGAACCAGCTGCGATTCTATCAGCACTGATATATCCAGTTGTAATGATTCCACCATCAATAGTGGTTTGATCTGCAATCATTTGTTCAGCAATTATCGCACCACCTGGCAGATCTGCACTTGCTCCAGACCAAGTTACTAATACTCCGCCTCCGTATGGATTATCAAATTTAATAACACGACCACCATCCCAAGAGTCTGTTTTGGCTAAATATAAATCCCATGTACTGGTTGCGGTTTTAATGATTCGCCATGCTCTTGCAGGAGTTCCTGTTTGTTTAAAACTCCCCATTCCAGGGTCTGTGTTTCCTGCGTTACTAAATCTGATTCTACATTCAGTGTAACCATGTTCCCTATGGTTAACGCCAAAAATAATATTTTGATTGGCATAATTCTGTTTTACTTGTAGTGTTGCTATTTTAAAAAATCCTTGTTTGTTTCCACCGCTACTAAAATTTAAATATGAAACATTCGTTTTATTATTTATAGTATCTTTCAGAGATTGATCAAAACTATTAAAAGTAACCTTCCCAGTCAACTTAATATTATTAGCAATAGCAGTCAAGGCATTGTCTGTTAATGCTAGATTGCTTGATGTACTTTCACCCTTAACAATCCACTCAAACTTCTTAGCGGTCTGATTAGCAATAGTTTCTACATTTACGATCTTTCCATTTACATCTTCTGGTGCTAATGTGAAAGGCGTGGCAGAAGTACCACGTTCGATCTTTAAACAGATTTGTGAAATGTCGGAAGGAGTAATAGCTGACTCGTCTTTATACCTTACAATTACAGCAATGTATTTAGCATCTTTCATATCAACAGTTCTTGGAAAATCGCTCCAAGCAGTGCTAACATAACTACTCCCTAGCCACTTTTTGTTAACATCAAAAGCAGTGATCCAATGTTGAATTGGCTTTTTAGATTGATTGCTATAAGCGTTTGAGATTGTAATTGTTCCAGAAACAGGAACTAATTCTTTAACACGTATTCTTGTTGTCATAGAAGACTTGTTTGTATCGTAATCACAACCTACATTTGTTTTGCTGTCTTGGAAACTTCCTTGCTCCCAATTAGAAGGAAGATTACTTACTAAGTTCTGCCCGTTGATCTTATTGTCTTCAGGAGCTGGTGTCCAATCGGTTGATTTGTTGCCTTTTTCTACTTTGAACCAATCTAAATAAACATTTCCGCCAGCTACACCTTGCGATAAAAACGAATAAGCTTCTATTTGGAACGCACCGCTTATCTTTGGTGTAAATTGCCAACTAATAACCGTATTTTCCTTAGATTTAGTGGACTTCTGTATTGAGTCTTTCCAATCATTTCTATAAAGAAACACAACTAATGATCCATCACCATCAACAACTCTGCCACAAAACGATATTGTATATGTTACACCTGCTTGTAAGTCAACGCTTAAATGTCTACTTACAACAGCATAAGAAGACCCTTGTTTTTGCGGTTTGGAATCTAATACTAAATTTCTTCCACCAATTTCTAAATTAGCAAGATTCGTTTCTGTACTAGAAACCCTTGTAGTCAATCCCGTCAGGCTTGTTTCAACTTTCGTGACTCTTTCCTGTGTTCCAGCTAAATTTGATTTAACCTCAGATACAGTCTGCGTTGTTCCTGCTAAATTTGATTCAATCGTATTAGCTTTCGTTGTGACAGCTGTGATCGAGTCATTTTGATTGTTTAGAATTGTTGTATGTTCGCCGATCGTAGTTTTCATACTGTCCACGGTAGCTACAGTAGCGTTATATCGACTTAACAAAGCATCATAGTTTCCTTTGATCGTTGTATCTTCGGAAATCAGACTTGATATCTGTCCCTTCATCGTACTGATGCTTGTTGTGTGAGATGTTGTGATCTCTGTGATGTTGTCGATCTGAGATTGTGTATCTTCTGGTGCTGGTGTCCAGTCAGTAGCTTTTGAACCTTTTTCAAGTTTAATATCCCACAAATGAATAGTGTAAGCATCTGTTCCGTTCGAATATTGATTAACTCTTAATTTATATTTGGCTGTAACGGCTGGAGTAAATATAACATATCCTTGTCGCATATCAAAAAAGTCATTCGTTGTATCACTACATAACCATAACGTCACAAGTTTTTTAGACGGATCTTGTCCATTTGTATCATGGTTCGCAGTCCAATTTCCATCAGTTTTTGCTTGTAGTACATATTTTTTTCCAGCTTCAAGTTCGATAGAGGTAATAATATTTTGATATACAATCCACCCATCTGCTCTTGAATCCGTCTTTTCAAAAGGTGCGTCTTTAGTATAAGAAGAAACTCCAGTCAATAAATTCCTACCACCGACCTCTATATTATCCACAGCACTATCAGCATAGCTCTTAGCACTGCTCAACGCACTGTTTGCCTGTTCTAAGGCATACTTCTGTGCATCGGATAACTTACCATCCGCATACAGCTTAGCACTGCTCAAATTATCTGCTACTGTTGTTTCCATTTCATTAAACACGACGTCTAACGTCTGGTTCTTATCGTTCATAACGATTGTAGAAGATTTCAGTTTCGTCGTAGAACCATTCACTTCCTTGATTACACTGTTAATATCCAGTTTCGAACCAGAAATATTTGCATCATCCGCTACAATACCATCTCGAATAATCTTTCTCTGAATCGTTTTCTCCGTAGCTCCAAGAGCATCCCAGATCAGATTCCCATTCTTATCCCAGACAGACATGCTGTAATCGTTTGAAGCATCTTTTCCGATCTGGACCCTGACACGGTTTGCATCAGAAATCTGAATGGTATTATCACTCCATTTTGACTTACCATCAGAACTATGTACCGTCAGATTTGTTGTATTAATGTCCATACCTGTGATCTTATCAAACGACAGATTCTCAATCATTGCATTTTTGATCATGCCGTTTTCAATCGTTGTATTCTTTGATGTCAATGTTAAGTTCTGAATGTTGTCAGATGTAAGATTGCCGTTTACTAACGTGTTGAGATTAGCATAACTACTTTCCAATACTCCAACTCTGCCGACTGCTGCATTAAGGTCCGTGATCGTAGCTTTTGTTGCAACTAATTTATCGATCTCTGCATCTTTTGTTTTCAGCTTTGCAATCTCAGCGTTGGTAGTATTTAAATTCGTAATCGTTGCATAGGTAAGTTTTGCATCTGTAGCTTTTAGGTAATCAGCCTCAATATTCGCAATTCTAGCATTTGTCGCGTTAAGATTCGTCGCGGTTGCTTCTTTAAATGTTGCATGGTCAGATTCTAAGGTGTTAATTTTTGCATTTGACGCCTGTAAGTCATCTGTGAATGTCTGTTTAAAATTTGCCACATCAGTTTTTAAAGTTTCAAACTCACCTGTTTTAAATTTCAAAACATCTCCAGACAGATTCTTGATCGTTGCATTTGTCGCTGTAAGATTATCCACCATGAGTTTTTTTACAAATGCTAATTCGTACTCAACTCGTTCTGCCATTTCGGTTATAGGACCTTTTGTGTCAGAATCATCTTCCTCGGCGGTATTCCCATAACTTGCAATTGTCTGCATCAATCCACCGTCATAACTTGTTATCAATGATATGATCGGTATTGTGAATTTCATGCCATCATTTTTTACAGCAGTAATAATATCTCCGATATCAAGTCTCGTATCTCCGATAAATCTTAATGCTGCAGGTGTGAATACTAAGCCTTGGACAGTATTGTAAACACCGTCTAATATATTCTGTGTCATAACCGGATTTTGCATACTTATGCCGGTAGCTCCTGATCCAGATAAAAGTGTCTGATCTGAGTTATCACATGTCAGTCTTTTGATACTGAAACTTTCTTCTGTTTCTTGCAGATCGTTATAAAATATATTGCTTGGAATCTCATATGAAATATCCTGATACCATCGAAACTCGATCATTCCAGTTCTTCCACATATAGCAAATTTGCCAAATAATCCTGCGATAAATCCGATGGTTTCTTTGTATGTATATCCATCAAAAGGATTTACATATGTTGTGATCACTTCGCTTTCATCGGTTTCTTCGTTGTAATCACCTTCCTCAATGATCGCTCTTTGATTGATCTGGATTCCTCGCTGTAATGTAGATGTATCAATCGCCACGCCTGTCATCGTGCTGATTTCAGCCAATATATCTACTGCATCCGTTGGATAACTTAATTTAGAATAATATGCCCCATTGCATCTGCTTGCTAATCTATCATATGCGGTAAACGTAACCTTGTTGCTTTCAATCTTGGGATTCTGGATCGTATATAACCCCATCGGCATATACTCCATCTCTCCATCGACTTCCACGCCGATCTCCAAACTAACTTCTTTTCCAGACAATGCAATTCCTTTATTCTCGATCGTTGCCTGAACATAGCTCGCCACCGCACTCCCGATCGTTATTTCTTCCGCACCAGACGTTATTGTAAAATTCTTTACAGATTCTACTAATACTTTTTCATTCTCCAGAAGCCTTGTATTAAATTTTCTGTTTGACCCTGCTATTGCATCGCCAAATTTTTTACTTGCCTGATACATATAGCATCACCTCCGGCTTAGTCTTCGATCATAAACATCAGGTCTTCAATATCGGCTACAGATGGGATGTCATAACGATCTGCATTTTCACATCGTTCAAGTTCGGCAAATGAAACTTTCATGATATCGATATCAGTATCTACTTCCTGCAGTTCTTTGATTTCTTCATTTACAATCTCTTTGCTTTCATCTGTCATTTCATACTGGTTTTCTTTCACGATCGGCTTATCGTCCTTATCTTTTTCTGCGTATCGTTCACAAATCTTAAGGCGGTTTTCATCATATTCTTCGATTGCTTTTCGGAATGCTTTCATATTTTTAGAAATTGCATATCCTAATTTTGCTGTGTAAACTTTGCTTGACTGTTTCACTAATCCTTCGTGGATTCTCATAATCTCTTTTAACTTCATTTCCATCTCTCCTATTTCTGCACGATCTGAACGCTCGCACTTTTATAATAATAAATACCATCCCCGATATACCCCAGATGTTCTTTTGTAAGAGTTCCGCGGTATACAGTGATGGTATGTGTTGTTCCCATGTCTCTAAATGTGATCGGAAAGAATCCTTTCACAAGATTATTTTTTATCTTCTTAACATCGGACTCTGTGAGGACTCCCCACTTGATATCCAATGTCTTTTTCTCTGCAATTGCTTCTCCAATCATATCTCCTGATGATGATCGTTCGGTATTGGCACTCCAGATGATCTCATCCGAAGTGCTTAGCTCAACCGGCTCTGGCAATGCAGCGTTTCCACATGTCAGTGTTGCCATCTTATTTCTCCTTAGATCAGGATCGGTCGTTTGCCGGCTCTGATATCTGCGTTGTTGTTGTCATTTACGGTTTTGGTTATTTTCTTGCCATCCAGGTAAACATCTGTATCAATAGATTTGACAGCATTGATCAGTTCCATGAGCAGGCGGATGATTTGATCATCTTTACTGCTGCCACCAGATAATTCTGCTGCTTTCTTTGCCATGGCAATCATCTTGTCTTCTGGAGCTACAACCTCGCCCTGATGTCGGTTATCTCCGATCATCGCTAGCTGTGGAGTGTTTTTCTTTACGTAGCCACCTTGTGCTAATTTTGGCACCCTGCCTTTGATGTTTACTCCCGGTATTTTGTTTATTACACCAATCGCTCCATTTATGGTGCCAGCAATTCCATTCCATGCCGCTTTCAAAGGTCTAGTAAAAACGTCTTTAAACTTAGCTACTAACGTTGTGCTTGCTTTTGATCTTAAATAACTCCACGCTTTTGATATTTTAGATACACCCTTAGAAGCAAGATTTTTAATTTTAGCTTTTAAGGTTACTGTTTTACTTTTGATTGTATCGAATGCACCTTTTACAACATTAAATTTTTTTGTCTTAATTGCATCATATGTAGCAACTACTGTTTTCTTTATATCGCCAATTTTAGATATAATTCCACTCTTAACGCCGGACCACCAATCACTAGCGGTTTCCAGTACACCTTTAACTTTTGCTTCGATACCTTCTACTTTCTCAGCAGCTTTTTGTTTTACACCAGACCACCAATCTCTTGCAGTATCTAACGCACCTTGAACCTTAGCTGCAATATCTCCAATCTTCTCTTTTGCTTTTTCCTTAACATTGGACCACCAGTCCCTTGCGGTATCTAATGCTCCCTGAACCTTAGCCACGACTCCAGCAACTTTTTCTGCTGCCTTCTGTTTCACATCGGACCACCAGTCTTTCGCTGTATCCAATGCTCCTTCGACTTTTGCAACTAATGTTGCTGCCTTGTCCTGAATGGAATCCCATCCTTCTTTCAGATTGGCGATCGCACCATCTGCCTTTTCTTTCGCTTCTGCTACCAATGATGCCGCTTTGTCTTTAACGGATTCCCAACCTTCTTTTAGGGTGTTCAGCGCACCTTTAACCTTTTCTTTGGCTTCAGCTTCCAGTTTAGCTTTCTTGTTCTTGATGCCTTCCCAAAGTTTTTTGATTGATTGGATTGGATGAATGTTCTTCTTCGCCCATTTCCATAGACTTTTAAATCCTGTAGCAATTCCAATCAAGAATTTTCCAAACTTGGTTTTCTTAATTTTTCCCCAGCTTTTATAAATCAAAATACCTGCAGCAGCTAAAGCTGTGATCGCTACAATTACTAATCCAATCGGACTTGTAAGAAACGCCATTGCTATTCCAAACGCTTTCGTAACAACTGTGGCAATTGAACATGCTGCGCTCCATGCTTTTGTAGCAATTGTCATTGCTGTCTGTGCTACTTTAGTCGCGATCATGATAGCTTTATTCTTGATCATCTGTGCTGCTTGTTTTACAAATTCTACTGTTGTTTTTGCAATTCCGACAGCTAAATTCTTAACATATGATGCGCCCAACAGAATTGTCTGTTTAATATCGGCTGCTTTTGCTGTTACGGCAAGTTTGATCTTACCTGCAAGAGTAGCAAATGATTTTGCAAATGGAGCAACTGCATCTTTAGCATATAAAGCATTTAAGTATAATGTTTCTGCTTTATCTTTGATCTTCGCTACTGTTGCAAGCTTAACCATTTCAGCGAGTGCTTTGAATGCTTTTCCTGCACCGCCCATCTGACCGATCAATGATAGAAACTTCATTCCTTTGACTGCTGCATTGAATCCAAGAAACGCTACTGTGATTGCCTGCACTGCTCCCTGATGTTTATTGATCCAGTTTGCTAATCCGTTCAATCCCTTAACCAGAAGATCTAAGAATCCGATGATCGCATCTCCGACAAAGTTAGCAAGCGGTTTGAATAAGTGATCCCATGCCCACTGCCATAATGGCTGCAATGCTTTGCATACTGCTGTCAGTACATTTAGTGCTGCGGCTAATAATTCAATCAGTTTTGGAGCAAGTTTCTGCATTGTCCATTTTCCAAGTGGAACCAGCATGTTCTTCCAGATCCATTTGAAAGCACCTATTGCAACCTTACTAAATGCACTAAAAGCTACTCTTAGCTTATCAATTGCTTTTCGTAGATTATCATAGCCTTTCCCAAGTTTCGTAGCTTTTTCATCCTCTCCCTTGGGAAGAGAACCCATATCTACAGTACTGCCAGATGCTCCACTGCCTGCAGAACCTGTACCAGAAGATGGTGCAGAACTCTTTGATCCGGATGATCCTTTTGTTTCAGTCAATTTATTGATCTGATCAAATCCCATCAATCCAGATATCTTCTTTGCCGTCTTTTTGGCTGTGTCTCCAACTTTCTTTGTTGACTTATTCAGCTTATTTGCGGAACTTGTCGCATTGTTCAAGCTGTTAGATACCTTTCCTGCACTTGTCGCCGTCTTATCAAGACTTGCTGACGCTCCACTGGTCTTCTTGCCCATGATCATTGCTGTAAACGACTTGAATGCATTTGCAAGAGTCATTAATTTTCCAAGCACCAAGTTAATTACTTTTACGATTGGCAAGAATAAATTGATCAATCCTTGTCCAATTGAAGCTTTCAGGGAATCAAATTGTAATGACAGAATCCTGATCTGGTTCGCCCACTGATCAGAGGTCCTTGAAAAGTCCCCTGTCGCATTTTGCAACTGTTGCTGTACGAATGCATATCTTAAGGCTACTTTCTCCTGTTCCGTCATGGCACTGGTCGTTTTACCGAATCCATTTGCCAATGCGTATTGATCAAGAGCTGTCTGTGTCATTACAATTCCTAAATCTTTCAACGTCTCCGTTTCTCCGGAGAACACAGATTTCAGTTTCGTGAAAGCTTCATCCTGCGAAATGTTATAGAAAGAAGCAACATCTCCAGCAAGTCCAGTAAGAGCCGTGCTCATCTTGTACGATTCCTTTTCAGAAAATCCAAAAGCATTTGCCATTGCTCCGAATGTTCCGGTAAACTTCTTTGCCATCGTTTCAGAGAGTCCGAATGTACTTGCTGCATTTTGTGCAAATTCGTTTACTTTTTTGTTCATTGTCGGAAACACCACGTCGACAACATTCTGTACCTCTGTTAGATTTGATCCTAGCTCAATACAGTCTTTCGCAAAACTTGTTAATCCTTTTACAGCAAAAGCACCGGCAAGCATCTTTCCTGTCTTCTTTGCTAGGTTCTGTATTCCGCCTAACTGTTTATTAAATTGTTGTTGATTGATCACCAGATCCAGCCCGATCTGACCTACACTATCTGCTGCCATACTTATCACCTACCTTGTCTTACACAAAGTAGGCTGGCTTAGCTACTACAACGGTGCTTACCTATGCTCTTCCCTTTGCGGATCCATACTATATTTACCTGTTTGCATCGGGGACATTTGATTTCCCCTTTTACATACTCTGCAACCATCAATGTCTGGCCGCATTCCTTACATTTTATCTTTTCAATTTGTTATACCTCCTGCCATGTCAACAAATGCCTGTTTCATCGTTTCTAAGAAATCATTTGTTTCTTTTTCTGTCTTTGTCTTAGCGGCTTTTCTTCTCCACTTGTTTCTAATCTCTTTTTGTTCCGGAGTAAACTCTTTGATCACTTCATTATCATCTTCTAATCGGATGGATACGATCCGTCCTAAGGCTGTATCTGGTCCTATTCCACAAAGCAGCGCTTTGAACTCGTGCCATTGCATTTCCTTAAACTCTTTGGAATAGATTCTGATTCCATACTGCTCCGCAAACGAAGATACGATAAGATCCCAATCTTCAAACAGATCATATCCGGGATCAACTACTCCCCCGATTCTTCTTGGTCATCGGTTCTTGAAATCAATGAAACTGCTTCCTGCACAACTGTGACATAATCCCCAAATTTTAAATGTAATTTTTCCAAGTCTTTCTGCGCCTTATTTGTAAAGATAAGATTACAAAGCTTTGTAACAGCTTTCGGTGAGATATCATCCCCATCATCACCAAGCTCTGCCAGAACTTCGATCATGGTTGTCGCATCTGCATTCACTTCATATTTCTTTCCGTTGATCACTAATGCCGGATTCTCTTCGAATTTCAGCTTATCTGTAATATCTACTACTTTTCCCATTCTATCTCCCTTTCAAAAAAGGAGAGGTTTCCCTCTCCTAAACTCCTGGTGTTACTGTTGGTTTACCATTGCTCTGTACTTCAAATTCCAGAGGTGCAACTGCTGTAGAATCTCCTGCTCCTACATTTGTCACATTGATAACTGCACTTGCAAACTTGACAACTGTTTTGTCCGGGAACGTCCATTGAAAATCTTTTTCTACATTCCTTCCATTTTTCCATGCCAATCCTGCAACCGCATCATTTCCGGCATCTCCTACATTTCGTTTTGCTGTAACTGAGATCGTAACGGATTTTGCAGTCATTAATCTGCGTGTCCATCCTTCTGTATCAAATGGAGTCCATTCCTCCACACCGTTATCAAAGGATACTTCGAATGTTTCACAGTCCGCAATATCTTTCATTGCAGCGGTTGCCCCTGATGCTGCAGTGTCGATCTGAAACTGATTTTCGTAGCAAGGATATACTCCGCTTTTAGCTGTTTCGCTCATCGTCTACCTTCCTTTCGTAATAAATGTCAAACCAAATGACACGTTCATAGATTCCTTTGTCATCCGTTCCAACATCTACTGGTTCAGGAACCTGCATGGATAAGAAATCTACTTTTGTATCTTTGATCATGAATTGTTTCTGTATTTCTAATATTTCAAACAGTTCGGCTGCTGCCTGTTCTGTTTCTTTTGAATTGTTGTTCCAGTGGACTAAGACAGATATACTTTTCGTATCATATTTCTTATATCCACCTACTGCATACCGTTTTGGAGCATAGGAACTTCGTTGATACACTCCAATGGATCTGTCTTTTTTGTTGTCTAACTTTCCTGTGTAATAGTGATCAGCTTCAAATACTGTTTTCAGCCAGTCCTTCACATCTGCTAACAAAATCATACGCCACTCTCCCTTCGGTACAGTTTCTTGAATGCTTTCTGTGCAAAGTCTTCATACAATCCACCAGGAAGCCATGGATTAAACCACTCGCCACCTGCAAACGGATTTTCGTATGTCTGAAAATTGTATTCCGGATGGAAATATAACCTTCTGGCATATGGCGTTGTAGATACAATCCTTGTATGTCCTGTTTTGCTGTAAGTATAAACTACAAATGTATTATCATTTTGCAGATTTCCTGTATCAAACGGCATAACCTGAGCTTGTACCACTTCGGTATGCAAAGCTTCTGCTGTCTTTTCCAGTGCTGTGACTTGTGCCTGTGAAAGCTCCCGAAGTCTCTGTGTGTTGATTTTTATAATTGAATTGCAACGGATCATCACATCAACTCCAATCTGGTATAATTGACCGTCCCATCGGGATTTCTTGCTTTCTCTCCACTTACGATCACTCTCTCAACTCCAAAGACTGTTGCGACACCGCAACTGATCACTGGTACATCTGGGGCGATATCTCCATAAAAAAGTGTCTTCGACACTTCAACTCCCCTGCCCCTCATTCTTGAGGGGTGGGTTTCTTTTTTTGTCTTTTTCCTTCATAATAGAATCATGAATATCCT